TATAAGAGCCCACCCCCCTCTAAAAATCTTCCCCAAAATTCATTACAACTTGTGAATAATTTCACATGATTCACGAAACTCTCACAAACTTGTGAATAATTTCACATGATTAACGAAATTCGCACCAACTTGTGAACATTTTCACAAAGCACACAAAACAAGCCAAAATAAAAGCCCCTTGATTTGGGGCTAGTATTCTAGGTATTTTTTACATCAGGTCTATTGTATGTAGAAGGTTTATAAATAATTCCGTCAAGATATACACGATTGTTTGCACCGGCGTATGATGATAACATACCATTTGACGATATGTTTAATGTGCCAAAAATATTCTGGTCTGTTTCTGGCACATATTCAACAGGCATTGTTGCTACAACTTTTCCGTTATTGATAACTGTCAAGTCCCCGCTCAGATGTACCATGCCTATATCATCTACATATAGCTTTGGCTGGCGATTCTGTGTTGCATTTGTTGTGTTAGTAGTCATATTCACCCACTTTGTATTGAGCTGGTCCTGGGTATAATTCTGTAGTAATGCTATCGTATCATCATTTGCACTTATTGAATTAAATAACCTTACCTGGTATAAAGGTTGATTTGAACCCGCTGTAAGTGTATTTTGTCCAATCATACAGTTTTTATTATGACCTACGAAATAAATATAACAAGAGGTACCATTAGAAGAAACCGCTAAATTTGAATCGCTTAACGGGTTATTTATTGTGTTGTGGTGAATTTTTACGTTATTACAGTTAGCTCGTTCACCACTTGTATTTGTTAAAGTTGATATAGAAATTCCTACTCCTAAAGCATTATTAATAATATTGTTTGATATTGAAAGGTTTTCAATATTACCATTAAATGGTATACCTATTCCAGCTAATGATGTTAAGCTGAAAGGGTCAGTTGAAGTGTAATCAGATTCTACAAAATCAATAATGTTATTGGATATAATAGTATTTTTTAACCACATATCGTAATAGGTTGTAAACTGTTGTGAGCAAATACCATAAGAGTTACCTGTACCGAATTTTGGTTGATTTATTTTTATATTGTTATTTGAAATATTAATACCATTAAACCCCATATGCGAAACATCATATATAATAACACCATAATTAACATCAACAAAAGTATTATTTAATACATTTGTAAATGTTTCTTCTTTTTTCATTGTTATTAATGTACTATCTGTGTTTGTAATAATAATACCATTTTTATATCCATTAAAGTAATTATTCGTTGCTGTATTAAATGAGCAATGTAATTCTAAAGCTGTTTGAGAGTCAATGCTATCGCTGATAAAGCGACAGTTTTCAACTTTTGAGTTTAAAGCACTCATGAAGATATCTGTTGAGTCATACCATGTCGACTGCGCTTTATAATGGCGGTTCATGATACAGTTAGTGACTGTAATATTTTCAGTTATATCGCTTGGATTGTTTGACAGGTTGATAAACCATATACCCTGATGATTTGATACACATTTATTCCATGTTACATTTTTTATATTTTCTGTGTAAAAAGTAGTCCACCACGAACGCACATTAGGGTCAACGTTAATCGTCATTTGTGTATTGTTTGCGATGTTCTGGTCAAACGTCACATTATCAAAAAGGATATTTGAAGCGTTATAAATGCCAAACATATAAGTGAAATCATCGTTTGTATCCATTAATTTAAAAGTAGTATTTTTAATGGTGGTGTTTGATTTAATGATTAAATTACTTTCTGTGTTATGTCCATATGCTTTAATATAGTATAAATTTGTATCGTTGATGATTACATCGTTCGTTTCGAGAAAGTTAAAAACATTCTGAAACAAATCGTGCTGGTCGGTCTGTGTATTTGGTATTAAACCAAACTGGGAAAAAGTCATCTCCGATTCAAGGATTAATTCAGCATATAAGCCATTATTTAATGTTTCATACCACCCCGATGGCTGAGATTTCGTGATTAGATAGAACGCTCCGCCATTGTCATTGACTGAATTATAGCCTATCGTTTTAGCAATATTTCCGTTGACAAGATTTGTTTCTTTCATTTCTGCTACAGTCTTGAAGCTTCGTGTAATAGATAACGAATTTAAAAGCAATCCTTCAAGTGTTCCATCTGCTAGCCATTCATTTAGTTGCTGAATAGTATAATTTTCAAGTTGGGTATTTACCCATGTTACAATATTTTTAAAATCGGTAATAATTGAGTTTTGTGAATTAATAACCTCATTCAATTTTGCTGCTATTTTACAGACTTCTTCATAATAGCTTAACGATTCATCATAAGCGGTGGGGTAAGGGTTAGCACAACACCCCACAAAGAAAGGTTTTATTTTATTCATAGTTACGCTCCTTTCACCATAATTGCATGAATAAATCTTCGCACTCATTAAATATCTGTCTTTCAATATTTATAAGTGTCTGTCGATACTCTAAAATTAATTGGGAATAGCTTTTTCCTCCCGCAAGTCCTTTATGTGAACGATTGACAGTTTCATTAAACGTGCTTGACCCACTTTGATTTGATGTGGTATTTACATTAGCTTCATCTTGGCTTGAATTTGTACCATAATCAAGATTGTTTAAAGTTGTCTGTGGCAAGTCAGATTGAAGTGATGTTGAGTTGCTATTGGATTGACTTGTGCCTTGTGATGTATTGCTTCCCTCACTTCCTCGGTTTTCTGTTTCTGTCCAGTCCATATCTGTAAGATAATCAATATCATTTTGTGTGGTCTGATATAAGTCTACATAATAAGGCATAATCAGATTCAGTTTTTCTTCGAGTCTGAATTTAAATAAAGCGATCGTTTCAAAACCTATTTCCCTCATATAGAAATGCTTGACAAAATCAGTTTCAAATTTTATATTTCCATTTGTCCATATAGGGTAATTAAAATCAAAAAGATAGGGTAAAGCTATTTCTATTCGCTGATTAATAGAAAGAGATGGCTGGTCGATTGAAAAAGAATTGATATAAGTCCTTAACTGCGTTGTGTAACTAGCCATTGTTTTCAACCTCACTTTCCGTGTTTTCTGTATTTGATAATTGCAACCCCATATTTGATGAATTAAGCATGGTAGGTAATTCTGAATTGTATTTGACTTCAACATTCAGCCCAAACATTCGATTGATTTGCTCGCAAGCCTGTCGACGGGCGTTTAAAAATACAAAACGTTGCATTTCTACATTTCCATAATTTGAACCGACTTCTGCTTCGACAAGTCTTTCCTTTTTGTCTGAATTACTATTTTCAATTCCTAAAAAGGTGAGGGCTTCGTTCATTATTTGATGTTTTAATACCTGTAATTTATCAAACAGTGGTGGGGCTTGAGTATTCAGAACTTTAACACCCTCACTGATACCCGAATTTTTATTGGCAAAAATAATCGGTTCGTTTCCGTCGTACTGCTGATAAAGATTTTTCATAGATAATTGTTGGTTTTCATCGCATACAATCATAATCGGAGTTTTTTGAGCATTGGTATTGATATCAAGTGTTCGTTCAATCAATGCAAGACGTCTTGCGTATTGCTGAATATAGATATTCGAGGGATTGTGTAAATAGTTATTGAAGATAATAACGCTATTTTTATCATTTCTTTCCGCTTGGTATCCGCTGATAGAATAAGCACGACGATATTTAGGTATCCGATAAACATTAAAGTTACCGCCTATGGCACATTCAAGAGTAAGGTATTTCATCGTTACCTCGTCTTGAAAAAACAGGCAATAACCACGTGTGTATAGCACCCATTCAAGATAACGATAATCAATTTCTTCAGGTAGGTTTTCCCACTTAAAGACATTCAAGGCAAGGTTAGAAAGCTGATTGTAATATAAGTCAAATGTTTGTTTGTTATATACATTCGTAAGTTGTTTACTTTTTCTGCTCATAATTTCACTCCTTAAACTATCGGGTTTGCAAGGCTATAATTTCCTACATTTGCGGGGTTGTGCCATATCGTAACACCTGCATTGTAAACTGCTTTTATCTTGGCTAAGCTATCAAAAGGAATGCTTCCCTGTATATTACAGTTTTGAGTTTTGATATAATTCCACTGACTGCGTGAGTTAAGATTTGGTATCTTTATCGTATTGACTTTATATCCATACATTGAGAAGTAATCATCAATAATTTTTGCATATTCGGATTTGATTGCCCTGCAATATCCACGAAATCCCGATTGCCCACTTACTGCTAAGATATCACCCGCTGTGGCTGAACCTTGCATTTTATCGGGTACGATCGATTGATTGTAGATTTGCTTCATGGATTCACCGATTCCTGTGATACCGCTTAATACGGATTGAGATCCGATAACTGCTCCAACACCCCCACCAGTGCCCAATGCCGTCACAGTACCCACACCAATCTGAATGGCTGATTTAATCGTTTCAGCGGTAATGTTTGCTTTATTCTGGGCAATCCAGTTTTGAAAATAATTTCCTACCCACGCACAGATTGGGAAGTTTGAAAGCGTAAGACTGTATTGATAATTAAGTGCCTGCCCCTCGTAAAACTGGGGAACTCCCAGCACTTCCATATTCATTCCGAAACCCCCAAAAGTCATAATGCTTGGGGTCTGACTGAAATTTTCATAACGTAATTCCACAGCCTGTCCGTCCGCCGTAAATACAAGGGCACAGTAAGGATAAGTATATAACTTGTTGTTTTTAGGAGTATAATTCAGTGTCCTTGCTGGGGCGTTCAGCGATGTCTGTGTTATCTCATTTGCCGTTGTTGACATATTGGACGGAGTTGAGAATATTCCGACGATAGCGTCCAGTTTTCCCGCCTCACTGCATATATCTACCACTTCCTTAATGGTTTTTGTCAGCAAACCGCTGCTAAGGCTTCCACATGGTACTGTGTAACACGGGTTAGGGAAGTGACCCAACATTCCAGGCGGAATGATAGAAGCGGGTAAATCATCACGAACCAATTCGCTTAAAAGCATATAGAAATTCAATCCATTTACTAATAGCGAGGTCTGTGCGGTCGTTACATAAGGACCCGTTTCAAGATTTTCGGGAATAGTATGTGCTCCAATCGTATCATCATCAACAGTTTCACGCTCAATAAACGTAGGCTTGAATGTATAATCAAACATAAACGTCTGCATGACATCAACCTCATAAGAAATCAGCGTTGTATTAATATTTACCCATGTGATATCCGTAATGAAACAGTAAAACCATTTATTACTAAAATTAGGGTTCTGAAACATCAGATAATTACAGTCTAGAAAGTAACTTTGGTTTTTTGGAAGTGCAATAGCATTGGGTGTCCTTACAGGCTGAACATTGTTAAATGTTTCTTTTGCTTTTGATAAAAACCAGCTTGCCTGTGTAGAAGTGTTTTCAAAGGATATCGTATCCTTATAAGTGGTATCCAGAGGAATACCACTTAATACGGATACTTGAGTAATGGGGTTTAGGATAGGTATCTCAATCATGAGATTATCCTGTGATTGTTACGGTTGCACTTCCTTTTTTAGTTGAATCAGCTACAGAAGTAGCTACTACGTGAAGCGTGGTGTTAGGCTCATTGGCATCAACGGAAAGCAGGCCCTGCGGACTAATCGTTGAAGTTGAATTCTGTTCCTGTATACTCCACACCACATTTTTATTAATGATACCTGTTGCGGTAACGTTTGCGGTATACTGGCTTGAAGCACCTTTGGCTACACTGTTGCTTGACGGTGTAACGGCAACAGTCGTAATTGAGTTTGCCGTATCTGTCAGAAGAATCGCATTTGCAAACGGGCTTGCGCTGAATGTCTTCCAGACATGATAGAAATAATTCATGTAAAGTCCTTGACCGTTGTAGTTATTTGTCATTGTATAGAAATTATCAAAAATCATAAAGAAATTCTTATCTACAAGGAAGCCTGTAATATTTTCAAGTAATGTTAAATCTGCTGGCTGGAAAGCTTCATAGCTTGGGTTCGCTCCAAAAAGCTGGTTTAATCTGTCCAGCTCGCCCTGTGTGAAGCTGAAGTTGTTTACAAGGACATTGTGTCCGAGGAATTCGCTATATTCAAGGTTGAAAGCCTTGGCTAAAGCATTGACATCAATGACGGCATTAAAGTTACTTGACTGAATCAGATACTGGTCGTTTCTGTCCGTGTAGGTTGCTACACCAGCAAGATTGTACCCGTCATTCATAAAAGTCAGATTGTTGGAAAGCTCCTTAATTTCAGTAAGAACACTGTCTGCATTTTCAGCGTCAACAGTGCCTACATTCTGCGTATTGATATTTCCCTCGAGAGCCATTCTTGCAATCATATATTTCATGGTTAGAAACTCGTCATAGTTTGCTGAAGTGTACAGGCTTTCAATAATACGTGTGATTAAATCCGTAATTCCTGTATCCGATAAAAATGCCTGTCTTAACTGGTCATTTGAAATCGTAACTTTATAAAACTGCTGATAATTCATCGTGTGGAAGTAGCTTCTCACATCAGGAATCTCACGCTTGAATACTTCCGTTTCTGCGGTTACAGGGTCGAACGGGTGGCTTTTAGCAAGGTTGACGAAAATCTCCTCAACTGTTTCCCCGTATTCAAGAAGTCCTTTTTTGAATGCTTCCCACGGATTGCGGTACAGTTTTGAAGTTACAAGTACCATAGCAATTCGATTGACAAGCGCATTTAAGAAATCATTTCTTTGTGCTTCGTAAGTCATAAGAATTTCGCCCACCTGTCGTAACTGGCTTAAAATAGCTGATTTAGACTGGCTGGTGTCAATCATAGGAACGACGCTTGCATACGTACCACCTAGGTCGTTTCTGACAGCATTTAAAATCGAAGCACTTGTCGTTGTTTTATCTAATGTAGCTTTTGCAATTGGTGTTGTCATTTTTAATCCTCCTTATTAAACAAATCATCAATTCCCCAACTTGTATCACGGGAATCTTCACGTACATCACGCTTTTCATAAGCAATTGAATCTTCGAATGTGCGAAGCGCGTTTTCGTTGGTATCCACAACGCTGGTGTTTTCTCCAAAGAAAGCGTTGATATACCTTTGTTTCATGTCCTCATATTTTGCTTTGTAATCTTCCTGTGGGTCGGCTAAATCATAATCATAAAATTCATCTTCCCCATCATAGGTTTCACCATATCGTTTAAGGATACCCTCACGTTCATTAAATTCATCTCGTAAATCTTGAATATCTTTTTCCATGGCGTCGGTAACACCGCCCGTTTCCATGATACGTTTTAAAATTAAATCAATAGCTTTTAAACTGCGTAATCTTGGCATTTTCTATTCTCCTTTCATACCTTTTTTAAATAATCTTTGCGTATTGCACAGGTAACTGCCCCGTTGATTCCAATTACAACTCGATCGCCCTCAATTTCAATGACTTCATAAGTATTCTTCATCACAAAGTCAGCAAGAACCTTTCCATTGTAATCAATAAGTTTTGTCACTTTTACTTTATCGTTCACCTTTAATTCGGTGGAACTGGTAACACTCACCAGCGAGCTTGTGCAATACTTTTTAAACTGGTCAGAAGTACCATTAAAGTAATTCTTATCCAGTGGTGAGCCTTGATACTGCCATAATGCCCAAAATTTCCAGTTGGCAAAACTAGGGTCATTCACTCCCCAGTGGGCAACCCAAAGCCCGTAATCGGCATCACTGATAATTTTATATTTGCTTTTGACGGCTTCACTTCCCTGCAAGTAGATGAGAGGCTTCACCCCTGTTTTTGCGTAAACCCTGTCAAGCCATGCCTTGGCATAGGCAACATCATAATTGAGCGATTTTCCCTCCCAGTCAAGACAATAGATACAATGGCCTTTATGATGACCGACAAGAGAAACGAACCAGTCTGCTTCTGCTTCTGCACTATTACCGCTCAAATCGGGTCTTGCATAATGATAAAATCCGTAAAGTTTGTCACAGGGCTGTCCGTCTTTTCTTCCGCTTAGCCTGTCATAATGTGAATCAAGCAACGGGTCTTTATATCCTACACCCTCGCTTGCTTTCATGATGACAAAGTTGTAATCAAGGCTAACAGAATTTCCGTTGTGCATTGAAATATCAATACCTTGTAGCATTTGAATCACTCCTTTCCTTATTCAGTGTCTAATTTGTCAATCAGCTTCTGCATGACCAACGTATTATTGTTTACAGCGTCCGTCAGCTTTGAAACTTCTTCGCTATGTTGCTTGTCGCGGTTGACAATATACCATGCTAGACATATGCACACAACGATTGGGAATCCGAGCGATGAAATCAAAGTTGTTACATCAGAAAGATTCATTATGTCACCGTCCTTTCCTCACTTATATTATATCATATCTGATTGTGAAAATGAAGCTTCATTTCACATTCTTTTTCTTTGTTTTCTGTTGACAGTATGGTATAATATAAATGTGGAAGAACCCACATAAAATTTAATCGTTGAAAGAGAGGTAAGTTTAGATGAAAAAGATTAAATTTAAAGAGCATTATGTTTTGATTAAGGTTGCTCATCTGATTGAATCAGACGGGGCAACTGTGCTGGAAGAACTCCCAGAAATCCGTGTAAATTCGACGAGAATTTCAAAGCAAAAAGCAACGCTTTTGGCAACCAAAGAGTATGCCAGCTTTGACAGTGTTGTCGTAACAGGAATTGAGGAACACACAACGGATTATGAAATGGATTCTGAAATGTTCAAAGAGTATGCGGTAGTTGTAGAAAATGTTGATGAAAGTGAGGAAAATTAAAAATGAATGAATTAATGACAAGTAATGTGATTGAATACTCAAATGACTTAAAAAATGCGGAAATGTCCGCTTACTGTTCTATCGAACCAAAAACGGAAGAAGAAGCGATTCTTATTTACAACGCTTCCAACAATCCCGATAAGCGTTTAAAAGACTGTATTGGGGAAATTATCAGCGTAAAAGATGTGTACTGTGAAACAGTCGAATTAGAAAACGAACAGACAGGAGAATTATCAAGAAGTCCGCGTATCGTTCTGATAGATGATAAAGGCGTTTCATACACGTGTGTGAGCTTTGGTATCTTCAACGCATTGAAGAAACTCATGGCTATCTTCGGAACGCCAACATGGGAAAAGCCTTTGAAATTAAAAGTTAAACAGATTTCAAAAGGTACAAGAAATCTACTAACGCTCGAACTAGTAAAATAGAAAAGAGGTGAAAAATAAGGAAAGCGTTACATATAATGCTTTCCTTTTGTTATGGCAAAAATACCAAACATAAGGTGGAGAAAGAAAGATGAAACTTCTCTACGAAAAGAAATCAACCGCTTTAACAGGGAACTGAAACGGGCTCAAAAAATAAACCCCGAATTATCGGATATACTCCCAAAGAAATTAAACTTTAAGAACGTTAAATCGTCGATTCAGACAAGAAAAGATTTAAAAAATTTCATGTCGACATCGGCAATGGCAACCGCTAAAACATTATCGACGCCCTACGTCAATGAAAAAGGGCTGATTCTGACCCAGTATGATATCGAAAAGGCGAAGTATAACGTATCCGTCATTAATAAAAGACGTGCTGCGGAACGTAAAAAATATAAGCCCTCGGCTGAAAGAGGAACGCTGGGAACGATTCGAAAAACAGGGCTTGCCCCTAGAAAATTGAATCTGAATAAGGATATCTCTAACTGGAAAAAATTCAGTGAATCACTGGAAAGGGAAGCACGTGGAAAGTTTACCGAGCAAAGGGCAAATAGCTATAAAGAAAATTATATCAAGGCAATCTATAAGGAAATGCCCCAAGGTGAATTGAGAAAAAAACTGCTGAATATGGTCAATGACTTACCCGCTTCAACCCTATATGATAGCTTTTATATTAACCCCGATTTATCCATTGATTATGTCTATGACCCAATCGAAGCCAATAGAAGAATGGTAAATATTATTAATTCGCTATCTGATATAGCTGGGATCGAACCACCCGATTTATCAGAATACGAGTTTGAAGAACCCGATATTTATGTACCCCCCGAACCTACAAAATACGAGGAATAAAGCATGGCTTATTCGTGCGATTTTGAAACCACAACAGATATCAATGACTGTCGGGTGTGGGCGTGCGGTATATGTAGCATTGATGAAAAATGCGATTACTATTATGGAAACAGTATATCATTTCTGTTTGATTTTTTTAAAAATCACCCCAACGAGATTTACTATTTTCATAATTTAAAGTTTGATGGAGAGTTTATCTTTTATCATTTATTACATGATTTAAGATTCACCCATGTAAAAGATAAAAGAAAACTGAAATCAAAAGAATTTACAACACTTATTTCAGATAGCGGGCAATTTTATTCCATTGAGATAAAACTGTCAAAAAGAAATAAGGTAACTATCTATGATTCCCTAAAAATTCTTCCTTTTAAAGTTGAGGATATAGCAAAAGGTTTCGGGCTTCCTATAAGTAAACTTGAAATTGATTACACCGAAAAAAGAGAAGTCGGTCATATCCTAACCTTACAGGAAATTGCGTATTTAAAAAACGATGTAACAATTGTTGCGAAAGCATTGAATATCCTTTTTCATCAGAACCTTAAAAAAATGACACAGGGTGCAAATGCCCTTTACGACTACAAAACTATCATCAAGGAAAAGAATTTTGAAAGATACTTCCCAGTCCTTGATTATGATGAATATATCCGTGCAAGCTACAAAGGCGGGTTTGTATATGTCAATCCATTCTTTAAGAAACTGGATATTGGTGATGGTATCGTTCTTGATGTTAACAGTCTTTATCCTTATGTCATGTATTCAAGGCTTCTACCCTACGGAGAGGGCATTTATTACACAGGAAAATATCAACAGGATAAGGAATACCCTTTATATGTGCAGACACTTCGATGTACCTTTGATCTGAAAAAAGGCTATATTCCGACAATTCAGCTAAAGAATAATCTTTCTTTTATGCCTAACGAATATCTGACATCATCAAATGGCGATGATGTGACTTTAACCCTTACTTCGGTAGATTTGAAAATATTTCTTGAACATTATGATGTTGATGATTTGGAGTATTTTCATGGTTATAAATTCAAGGCAAGCGACAGATTATTTAAAGATTACATTGATAAGTGGATAAAGGTTAAGATTGAAGCAACCCAAACAGGAAATAAGAGCATGCGACAGCTAGCGAAACTTATGCTTAATGCCCTTTATGGTAAATTTGGTCTGAATCCGAACGTAAGAAGCAAGTACCCCTATCTGAACGAGGACGGGGTTGTAAAATATAAAACAGGGGAAAGGGAACATCGAAATCCTATCTATATCCCTATGGCGGTTTTTATTACCGCTTATGCAAGGGAGATAACGATTACATCAGCTCAGAAATGTATGCAACCCACAGTAAAATACCCTCACGGGAGATTTATCTATTGTGATACGGATAGCTTGCATTTGCTGGGAACAGATGAACCCAATTTTCTTGAAGTACATGAAACAAAACTAGGAGCATGGAAACATGAAAGCACCTTTACAAGGGCAAGGTTTATCAGACAAAAAACCTATATTGAAGAAATTGAAGGAAAGCTAAATATTACCTGTGCGGGCATGCCGAAGCAATGCTATGACGAAGTAACATGGGATAATTTCAAAGAGGGCCTGACTGTGTCGGGCAAGCTCCTGTTGAAACACGTCAAGGGAGGTATCGTCCTTGTACCGACACCCTTTACAATAAAATAAAACCATGCTATAATGTTGTTATCAAGGTATTGATTGAGTTGAATGGTATAAGGTTGGGATACCGCACGTTAACTCGTGCCCAGTCTTATAGGCGTGGTAGCAACATTTAATTACATGAAAATATCTTGATTTTTATATAGAAAAGAGGTAATCAGAATGAATAAATACGAAGAAATGATTCAGAAATTTGCAAACGATTTTGAACTGGAGTTAAATAACCCTGATGAATTTAGTATCAGCGACTTAATCAGATATGATAAAACAATCGCAAATGACATTTACTTACTGTCAAAACTAGCTTATTTAATACGGAACGATAAAGCAAAAGTCATCGTTAAGGACGATTGGGCATGAGCAAATACTTAGATTTGAATAAGATACTGCCGTATCAGCGAAATTTCAATTTTATCAATGGAGAGCGTTCGATTGGTAAGACCTACACGGTCATGAAATTTGTGATAAACAAATGTCTGAAAAAAGGAGTGGAGTTTGTCTACATCGTCAGAACGAAGAACCAGAAAAAAACAGGAGCTTTGGGTGACGCTTTTAAAAAGGTGCTTCTCAATGAATTTAATGACTATCGTATTGAGTGCACCAACGAAGATATGGTAAATGTGATTGAAAATGAAGATAAAGATGAAAGAATCCAACTGGGATACTGCCTTGCTTTATCCGAAAAGACAGAAATAAAGCAAAGGTCTTTCCCTAAGGTAAAATACATTATCTTTGATGAATATATGCTTGAAACGAATAACCAGCATGAATATTATAAAGGGTGGAAAGAGCCCGATGAATTCCTTAATTTATATCATACGATAGACAGGGAAGAAGACAGGGTTATATGTTTTCTTCTTGGAAACAATACAAGTTTTTACAACCCCTATCATCTACACCCAGCTTTCAATATCCCGTTTATCAATAAAGGTGAGTTATGGACAAGCGAAAATGTTTTATTTTACTGGGCAATAGCAAGTGATGAACTTAAAGAGCAAAAGAAAAAGAGCAAGTTTATTAAGATGATAGAAAAGACCGATTATTCAGATTATGCTGTCAAGGGCAACTATATCTACGATGAAGCAAAACTGATTGATCCTGCTCCTAAAAATGCTCGTCTGTTATTCACCATAGAAATTAATAAAATTCAATACGGATTTTACTATCTTTCTTCTTTATTCTTCATAACCCCTGTGATTAAGGGGAACCCACAGATACGATTTGTTGTAAACAGAAACGATATGAAAGAGGGATTTTATCTTGCTACAAAAGACTTTAGCTATATCAAGCTATTTATAAGTATGTTTAAAAGGTCAATGATACGTTACGATTCCATGCAAACAAAAGCTATCATTCAAAATGAGATATTTAAATTATTGTAAATTTGTATGGAAATCTATTGACTTTATGTTATCTGTATGGTAATATAATAGTGTAAAGAAAGGTAAGGCGAAAGCCAATAGGGTTAGTTAAGATGATTGAAAAAGTTATTAATGATATTCAAGAAATAGAAAAAACTGATATGGTACTTTCCTTAAAGGGGTATTACATAAGAGGTTATTTAATAGATTTAATAGATAAAGTTAATAAATTTGATAGAAATAACATATATGATTTTATTATTGAATTATTTGATGACTTGAATGAAAATGAAATTGGAGAAGTATGTTTCAGAATTAAAAAATATCTGAATGAAATAAGGGTATGGTACGATGAATAAGGATTTAATTACGTTATCTGTCATAAGAGGGTTCTTACAAGCTATTATTGACAATGGGCATTTTGATAAATATATCAATGAACTTCATCAGTGTTATTCACTGATTGATGACGTTATTGAAAAAAGATTAAATGAGATGAAAGCAAAGGAGTTGAATTAAATGATAAGCCAGAATAGGGCAATTTACTATAAATATAAAAACAAAGAAGATGATGTAAGAAATAGACTTATTAGTCTATTTGACTTAAATTATCATTATATAAAATCAAAATATAAAACGACGGGAAATTATTTGAGATATTTAGGTTATCAGTCAATGGCTGACAGAATTATCTACACAGAAGAATGTGATAAACGCGACACATATATTAAAATGATGAATGAAATAAAAGAGATTTCATTAGATTTATATATTGAATTGTCTTTCATATTCAGTAGAAATTACTCCAAGGCAATGAAATTCAAAAAGGTAAAAATAGCGTTATATAATGCTACACATTTAACGAAAGGATAGGAAAGATTATGAAGTTATATGAAATTTTAGGGCTTTTAGCAAAAAGAAATAATAAAGTTAAAATAACATTTAATGAAGATGAAAGTTACTTAATGTACACAAAGGTAGAGATTGAAGGTTATATTTGCAATTTATCAATTAAAGACTTGTTGCCTGTTATTGATAAAAAAATAAAACGTATGGTTTGTCATAGAGGTGGTTATTTTGAAATTAATGTTGATATTAATTAGCTTTGCGTTTGGTTGCTTTATGATGATAAAATTATCTGAATGGCTGGAAGATTTAGAAAAATAGAAAGGAAGTGTTAAAGTACCTCGAATACTCGTGTACCAGCCATATAAAGAAAGGAGAGATAGCATGACGATATTGACACTTGATGATTATAACATAAAAATAGATGGTGATGAGATTCAAGTCAAATATAAAGATAAGACTGTTGAAGTAGATTTCACTAATAATATAATAAGAGCTTACAATAAAGATAATATAGATATGTATCTAGAATACTAGCCCCAAATCAAGGGGCTTTTATTTTGGCTTGTTTTGTGTGCTTTGTGAAAATGTTCACAAGTTGGTGCGAATTTCGTTAATCATGTGAAATTATTCACAAGTTTGTGAGAGTTTCGTGAATCATGTGAAATTATTCACAAGTTGTAATGAATTTTGGGGAAGATTTTTAGAGGGGGGTGGGCTCTTATA